TACTGAAGAAGCAGTAGTTATAGTTGTTCTTTCTCCTTTAGTTAATGCCATTACTCACCACTCCCATATGCTGTGTCATAGTTTACTGCAAAAGGTTTTGATTTTCTTTTTGGCTCTTTATAGTATTTATAATTAGCATAACCAGTTGTAAGCTCAGTAATTACAGATACATAACCACCAAATATTAAATCTTGTTCTTTATATTTATTTTCTGCAATCATAGATGTATATTTATTATCTATGTTTTTACCCATCAGTCTTATGTTAGCTATATCTTTTTGTGCTTTCTTTTTTGCTACATTATTTATATTTAAAAAACTTCTACTATCATCACTAAATCCAGCAATAGATTGATATGCTAAATTATTAGCTAAAGCATTTTGTAACATTTCCTCTCTTGCATTTTCTTCTTCTAATGCTCTAAGTCTAGCCATTCTTCTTTCTGTTTCTATTCTGTAGTTTTCTCTAGCCATTGCAGCTCTTTGAGACTGTATGTTTGCTATAGTTCCTACAGAACTACTAACACTAGCAAGTGCAAATAATGTTGATGCTTCAACTCCACTCATGCAAATTGTACCTCCATAGCTATTCCTAATACCTTTAATGGTAAAGGATCGTTTTGTGAAATAGTAATTGTAGGACTTTTACTATATCCTAAAAAATTAAATTCTTTTTTTTCTGTTATTGGTGTTAAATCAGTTCCAGCTGTAAAGTTTACTTGTTGTATTACTAATTCTTTTGCTGACAAATCTTGTGCTTTCATAGTTATATCTAAACCACCAGATATATCTATAATAGCTTTATTAACTCTTTTTGGTTGACCAGTCAAAGGCCCACTGTCTATTTCTTTATCTATTGGCATAGTTTCTAATATAGGTGTAAAATTAAATCCTACACGAACACCAGTAGGAAAAGGTGCTGATGTAAGAGTAATTCTACTATTAGAATCTACTGTAAATTCACCTAATGATCCATTACCAAATACTGCAAATACTTTATCTGTATTGTCATAGATAGCATTTACTGTATGCATAAATCCATCTACTATTGTAATGGCAGCATTATCTGATGGTGTTGCTGCAAGATTTTTATTTAATTGTAAATCAAATCCAGCAGAGGTTTGTGTAACAGCAGTTATTGTATATTCTGTTGCATTTCCAGCTATAGTAAAAGTTTCTTGTATTGCTGGTGCAGTAGTAAAACCATCTGTTGATAAAGTGTTACCAGATTGTGAGCCACCATTTACTAGAGGTGTACCTTTCTGAAATACAGTAGTTGTAGTAGAACAATCTAGTGTAATGCTATCATCATTAGCAAATTTTTCTAATAAATATTTTGTACCACTAGGCATAACTCTTTTTACTACTACAAATAATTTATCATTTAGAGCTGTAATACTATGAAATTTATCTCCATCTTGTGTTTCATACATTGTCCAACCAGCAATCTTTTCATCTCTAATACTATGAAAGACTGCTATTTTACCATCATGTGTTGTGCCACTGTTTAAGAAAAAAGCAAACTGTTCTGGTTTTATTTCATTACCTGTAATCATTGATAATTGTTTAGGTGTATCAATTAAATGAGAAGCTAATACAGATACACTTGTTGATCTATATGCTTGTTCTACATCTGAGAATACATATTCTCTAATTGATTTACCATTTTTTTGACTAAACAAAGAAGCACCATCAAAAGGTATTGGGTTAGCTCTATTGCAGCCATAAGGTGTTTGTCTTAAAAAAGATATACTACTTGGTGTTATAGCAGCTGATTGAGAAGATACAGGTACAAAGAACTCTCCACTATCTGTAAAGATTTGTAAGTTTCTTGATGATACTAGATGTCTTATTTCGTTTACAGTATCACCAGTAATAGATACATTTATACCTTCATTTGCTAATCCTGTTCCTAAATCAAAATTAAAATATCCTCCTATTTGACTTGCAACAACTGCTGAAGGTTTATCTCTAGCTCCAGCAAACCAAAGTCTATTATCATGGAATGACACAGCTTGTGGGAATCCTCTTACACTAGATAGTAATTGTTCTGCCCAATCTGCTTCTGCACTTGTTCCAGCAAGTGTTTCTACTATTGTTATTGTAACTTGTGTTGCACTTGTAAACCCAGTAATCTTAACTTGTTTACCACCTATTTTTAAATATGTACCATTATGTCCTGATACAAAAGCATCAGCACTAGCAGTCAAAGTAACACCAGTACCACTTGTAGCTGCTGGTGTAACTGTAATTGTACTGTCTGCATATTTATAAAATGGTTGTGTAGTTTTATTTACACCACCTACTGTAACAGAATCATCTTCTTCAAATGCAAATGCACTTACAACAAATGTACTAGCAGAAGTTCTTTTGATTTGTCTAATAGGATTATCTCTATGACAAATAAATACAGTATCTCCAAATTGTGCAAAGTTTAATTCAAATAGCTGTGCAGTAGTCCAATTACAATTAGAAGTAATGTTAGATTGTATTGCTGTTCCACTAGAGTTGTATACATCTAATCTATTGTTAGATAAAACAAATAAAGCTACTTCATCATTAGAAAATATAAATGGTATTAGTCTACATTCTGCTGGTAAGGTAGCCATATATTCTGTAGCTGGTCTACGCATTACTCCACCTTCATCAAGAAGATACCAGTTTCTTACTTGTTTACCACCTTCAAAATATGCTTTGGCATCTGTTCTAGCATTTAAGAGATTGTTTATTTCTCCAGCAGAAAAATTTGTATATACTTGTCTTACTTTTCTTGGCATTATGACTGAACAAGTCCACTACGACTGCTTCTCCTATCTGTAATAAATCGATTAGTAGACAGCGTTTTTGTTGTAGTTTCCTGTGAGTCAGTATTTTTAGCTATAAGTAATTGTCTTTCAGAAAGTTGGTCAAACTCTCTAACCATAGCTGCATCTCTTGCTATACTACCAGCAAAGATACTAGCTAGTTTATATTCTATAGCTAAACGAAAATGAGGTGGAAAATGATCCTCGTTCTGTCTAAAGATATAATCCATTATTACTGTACTGTTTTGACCAAAACCATTTAAGTAAACTTTATCTTCATATCTTTGATATGTAAGTAATGCATCATTACAAGTTATTGCTATAATTTTTAAACACTGTGGATTAGCTGGAATTTGATATGCGTATTCAAATCTACCAGCTGGTGCATCAGCTAGTAATGATAACTGTTTTTGTCCTGTAGCAAATCTCCAGTTTGATCTTACTAGAGTAGATTCTACTATTTCTTCGTATATTGTATTTGTTGTTAATGCTTCTGTAGTACCATCAGTAAATGATGAAATAGGATTTGCTCCTATCATTATTAATGCTCTTGAAGCTATATCTACTTTTGTTACTGCCATATTAAGCTCTTTGTCTTAATTGTACTCCACCTTCAATATTAGGAATAATAACAGATAAATTTTTACCAGTAATATTAGATATTTTATATTTTTTTGCTAAATTCATTACTGTATCTTTAAATTCTTTACTTCTTGCTTTTGGATCACTAGAATCTAAAATACTATCTAATACTGCTAATTGTGTTCTAACATCATCAATTTCTTTTTCAGATAATTGTTTTGCACTAAATACAGCATTAGCATTTTTATCTTTAAAAGTTGTAGAAAATCTACCATCACTCATTCTTGTAATATTATATTCTTGTTCTGGTTTTGAATTAGCTTTTACTAATGAATTTGTTATACCTCCTCCAGCTAGTATACTTCCAGCAGCTGCTGCACCTACAGCAACTGGTGCTAATCCTCCAGTAGCTTTATTTATTTGTTTTAAAGATTCAGTAGCTGCTATTCCAGCAGGACTTTTTGTTGCTTTTGATATTGTTTCTTTTGTTGCTTTTACAGCTTTTTTTACAGTAGGATTTTTAGCTATTTGTTTTCCAGTTTGTATTGTACTTGCAGCAGCACCAGCAGCAACATCAGGTATATCTGCTGTTTTTCCTTTTTTATTTAATGCTGATTTTACTCTTCTACCTTTAGTTTCTAAATCTTTTTTCTTTTTTTTGGCTACATTAATAGCTTTACCTACTACTTTAGTTGCTCCTTTAATTAAACTTCCAGCTATTGCCATTATATCTCCATATTTAAGTGGGGGTAAAAACCCCCACCATTAGTAGTAATTATGAAAGTAAAGCAGTTCTAACTTGAGTAGCGCTTGCTGTAGTTACGATTAACATATCTACTACACCATTCGAGCCACCACTGTTTACTATGATTACATCTCCAGCTGTCAATTCAGTTGTAGATAGTAAAAAGTACTCGTTGTCGTCTATTGTACCTATTGCGTCGCCATCAGCGTAGTACCACATGCTGTTGGTATCTCCCATTTGAGAGATTTTTTTAATAGGGTTATCTAAAGCGTATGCCATATTTATCTCCTATTCC